AATGATTGAAGGAAAGAAAGAATTAGAGAAAGACCCCAAGAACAAATCTCTTGTGAGCCAGGTGATGAGAAATGAAACACAGCAAACGGCTGTAAAGATTCTTCTCAACTCTCTTTATGGTGCCATGGCAAACAAGTATTTTCGATACTATGATCCGCAGGTTGCTGAAGGTGTTACTCTTACTGGACAGTGCGTTATTCAATGGGCAGAGAAAGCAGTTAATGAAGAGATACAGAAATTTCTAGGTGAAGACAAAGTCAAAGATCGTGTCATTGCTATTGATACTGACTCTGTCTATATCACCGCAAAAGATGTCGTGGATAAATTCAAGCCAAAGAATCCTGTGAACTTCCTTGATGAATTTGGTGATCGTGTGATTGAGCCGGCATTGAACCGAGCCTTCGAAAGATTTGCAGATATGTCTAATGCATTTACAAACCGCATGGTAATGAAAAGAGAAGCCATTGCCGATCGTGGCATTTGGACAGCAAAGAAAAGATACATCCTCAATGTCCACAACAATGAAGGTGTGCAATACGCAGAGCCAAAGATCAAGATGATGGGTATCGAAGCAATCAAATCTTCTACACCTCAATTGAATCGCACGGCGATGAAAGAAATCTTCAAGGTCATTATGACCGGCAGTGAAGAAAAGACTCAAGAAGCCATCGCTCTTTTCAAAGAACACTTCTTGAATTCACGACCAGAAGAAATTGCATCCCCGCGTAAGGTTTCCGATGTGATCAAGTGGCGAAATCGTGAGACAATATATGACAAAGGAACGCCGATGCATGTGAGGGCTTCTCTTCTTTTCAATCACCATGTAAAGAAGAATGGTATTGACAATAATTACGAACTCATATATAATGGAGACAACATGAAATACATCTATATGATGACTCCAAATTCAATCCGTGAGAATATCTTTGGCTTCAAAGATGCCTTTCCACATGAATTGAAATTGGAAAAATACATCGACTATGAATTACAATTCCAAAAGACATTCATTGAGCCTATCAACATGATACTAAAAACACTAAACTGGTCTGATGAGAAAGTAGTTTCTCTACAAGATTTCTTTTGCTAATATGATTGAAAAGATATATATTCCAACAGCATGCCGAGTAGATAATCAGGTAACATACAACAATCTACCTGATGAACTGAAGAAGAGAGTTGTGTTCGTAGTTCAAGAATGGGAAAGAGAACAATACAAGTATGATGCTGAATATTTGGTTCTCCCATCTGATATCAAGATTGGAACTAAGAATGCTCTTTCTCGCACTCGAAAGGTTATCTACAAAGCAGCACAAGATGAACGATATGCAATGTTGGATGATGACCTTCATTTCAAGCGCCGCAATTCAAAATACTGGAATGGTGTTTCGAATATGGAGAAGTCTTCAAAGGTGTGTTCTGATGAAGATGTTCTAGAGATGTTTGATGTATATGATAAGTGGTTGGATAATGGTGTGACCTTCTGTGGATGTGCGCAACAAAACAATCCACCTTTCCATAATATTTCTGAAGACAATCGTGCGATGTCATCCTGCTACTGGATCAATGGTTATGATTGGAAAGACAAGATTGAAGAGATGCGACTAGATGAAGTGAGAGTTGCTCAAGATGTTCTTCTTATCATTGGATTATTATCTCGTGGCTTTAGGAATCGTGTCAGCAACGAATTCATTTTTACTAATCAAAGCATCGCATCTAAAAAAGAAACATCGGTACACTGGGATGAAACCATGTTCGATGAAGTCCACGAGAATCATAAACTGATTCAATCCATGTACCCTGATCATTTCAAGATTCTGTATGATTCAGAAGGAAAGCGTATTCCAGGTGGATTCCGTGATATGGGAAAGTTATCAATCTCTTGGACAAAAGCATATAAAGATTCTCAACTAAATACACTAAATGAATTCCTTACATAAAAACAAATACCCGATATATATTATCTCCAAGGGTCGTGCGGATACTAGGTTCACTGTTCGCTCTCTTGAAAGAATGAATGTTCCATACCGTGTTGTTATTGAAGAGTCTGAATATGATGACTACAATAAGAACATCGCCGCAGAAAAGATTCTGACATTGCCTACTGATTTCCGTGAGAATCCAAAGTATGCTCGCAAGTGTGAGGCAACAGGTCTTCTAGGAGGTTCTATCCCTGCCAGAAACTTTGTTTGGGAACACTCTATCAAAGAAGGTGCAGAACGCCATTGGATTCTTGATGATAATATTCGTGAGTTCTTTAGATTCAACAAGAACCGCCGGCGCAGAGTTGATACAGGTGCTACATTTAGAGCATGTGAAGATTTTGTTGATCGTTACAAGAATGTAAAGATGGCAGGAATGAACTACACTTACTTTGTTGTTCCATCCGAGAATGTCATCTATAAGAAACCATACTATCTTAACTCTCGCATTTACAGTTGTATCCTTCTATCAAATGATATTGACATTAGATGGAGAGGTCGTTATAATGAGGACACCGATTTATCATTAAGAATTTTGAAAGAAAGAAACTGCACAATGTTATTCAATGCTTTCCTCTGCGGAAAGATTGGCACCCTTACAATGAAGGGTGGTAATACTGAAGAGGTTTATAATTTCAATGCCGATGATAAAGACTATGATGATCGATATGACTTCGCTAAATCTTTGTTTGATCAACACCCTGATGTTACAGCCATAACAAAGAAATTCAATCGTTGGCATCACCATGTAGATTACTCTGGTTTTATTCAGAAGCCAATTTACAAAGATGGAATCGTGCCACAACCTGAACTGGGGAACAATGAATACGGTATGGTATATCGTAAACCTACTGATGAAGAACAAGTCGCAATGGATGCACACTGGGAATGAAGAAGAATACTAGAAACACAAACGATACAGAAAACAACATCTTTGATAGATCAGAAGATAGACAGAATGTCTTTCACGGATGGTGGGGTATGCCAGAATATTCTCACCAAGAATATCAATATGCTGTCGCAGAATTCTATTTTGAAACCGATGAAGACCTTGAAGATTTCATTGCAAAGACAGGAATGGCTATCACAGAAAAAACCAAATCTACATGGTACCCAGATATGCCATACAATAAAGATGTAGATCACAGATGGATGGAGGCTTAATATGAGAAAAGTTGTTATCAGATTTCCACAGGAAGAAGACATGATAGAATTCGGCAAGAAGATTGGAATCAATCATTTTGTCCGCAAGATCAGTTCTTCTCAAAGACCAAGAGTAAAAATCAAATACAAAAAGCCACAGCAGAGCCTAGATTCATTCTTTGAATAATGTTTTCTCTCACCATATTCAAAAACATATTTGACAACAAGACACATCGAACAATGAAGTTCGATACTCTTGAGTCTTTTGAAAAGTTGCTTTATGAATTGAGTAGCCAACCCGGTTACAAACCAAAGAAGGGTGAAAGAAAGCAAGGCTCGCCCTTGATCACACCATCTACATTCCATAAAGATACTACAAGATCAAATGCTAATGTCATACAATGGAATGGCTGGGCCGCTCTAGATGTTGATGATTACGAAGGTACCTTTGAAGAAACAATTGAGAAATTCAAGAAGAACTATTTCATTTGTTATTCATCTGCATCTTCTACAAAAGAGAAGCCAAAGTTTCGTATGGTTCTCCCATTGACCGAATCTGTCCCAGCAGATAAGTTGCGCCACTTTTGGTATGCTCTTAATCACGAGTTCGGTTCGGTCGGAGATGCTCAGACAAAAGATGTGAGTAGAATGTATTATGTTCCTGCCCAATATCCCAATGCGCATAATTTCATATTTACAAACAAAGCAGATAGAATCAATCCAAATGAATTGATGGATAGACACGAGTTTGTTAGTGGATTTAGAAATTCATTCGAAGATAAAATGCCAGATGCGATTCGTGAAAAGATAGCCGAATATAAGAAAACCAAACTGACGAACTCTAATTTCACTTGGGGTTCTTATCGTGATTGCCCATTTGTTAATAAACAACTTGTTCTTGAATACAGGAATATATCGGACTCTGGTTGGTATCATAAGATGTTTCAAATCATGGTTTCTATTTCATCTAGGGCAATGAGAGCACAATATCCAATTACACCCGAAGAGGTCTCTAAACTCTGTAAAGAGATCGACAATGATACTGGAGGATGGTATAAGAATCGCCCTCTGAATCTTGAAGCCGCTAGAGCTATTGATTTTTCATTGAAAAGTATCTAAGTCATTGATAGTCAAAGAATTATCAATTTTTAGGCATATGGGTGGGAAAAGCCCTAAGCCACTGAGTATCAACGGGTTAAAGTCCTGTACAACATGGTGATTCTATGTTATAATATATACATAAGATTAATTATGGATATTAAATTCAAAGACACCCTGCTCCTCAAATCTGGCGAAACCGTCAGATTCAATACCGCGATGGTTGACCTCGCGACCGGTGAAAACTGGTTCAACTCGGCACTCATCAGCCCTACAGGCAAGATGATTTCTCTCATCAAATTTACGCTCGATGATGTGAAGGAGGTCATATAATGACTTACGTCCGAGTTTATAATCTCGAGCGAACCTGGCCCCCATCGGATGTTCTTCGATGGTGTTCTAAAAATCATTTCGGTGTTTACCGAGAGGCTGATGGTCATATCTGTGGTGGATTAATTCATACCGAATTGAAGAGATGTTTGAAAGAAGACCGCGGCTATCTGATCATGGCACATGATGGTGAGAAATGGACTGGATGGGGTCTGGCATACAAAGACGAAGGAATGAAGATGTTTCAGTGCTATGTTCCAGTTCGACAACGAAGAAAAGGAATCGGTTCTCGACTATTGAAAAAAGCATGCAGTATATTAGGACGAGTAGAAGTCTATGATATCAGTACATCTAATAAATTTTTTAAAGCTAACGGTCTCACAAAAGGTGATGCCATCACAGGAAGAAAACTAAAAACTTGATTATGGATAATAAACTAAGAATGAAATTGTGGACGGATTTAGATTCGCCAAAACCGAGCTGGGAAACATTCAAACGGATGATGCCAGCGTGCGACAATGATCCTCGTGCTGTAAAAGCAAGATGGCTTCGAAAAAAGATAATTGATTTCAAATCTAAGAACTTTGCGAACCCGTCATAATGATTGACATAACACTATAACCTGATATTATATAACATATGAACATTGAAGATATAGAAAAACAATATTTTAATTCCTTACCTATGAACCCATCTATAAAATTTCGTGATGGAGTTCTTTCGATACAAGCATCCCCCTTTCATTATTGTCATCCAAAGCATGATCACGGCCCTTATAATCGTGTAGAAGTTGCGTATATGATCGACGATAAATTTCAAAGGATACCTGAACTTATAGATGTCGGCGCCGATGATGTTTATGGATATGTAGATATCAGAGAAGTGATCGCTCTTCTTATTGATGAAGGTTACACAGAAAAAGAAATAGTAGCTGCATTGCCTCGATAATGAGTAAAGTATTTGTATCTGGTTGTTATGACATTCTACACGCTGGTCATATTCAATTCTTAAAAGAAGCCAAGGGACTTGGCGAGGAATTGATTGTATGTGTACCTTCTGATGAAGTTTTATTTCTCTGTAAGAACAGACGACCTAGTATACCTCTCGACCACAAGATTGAGATTCTGAAAAATCTACCTTTTGTAGATGATGTTGTTGTAGGTTCTAATATAGAAGATATTGGCTTGAATTTCAAAGATATCATAAAAGATATATCACCAGATATTTTAGTTGCGACTGAAGACGATGATTTTTGGTTTCAGAAAGAAAATCTTTGCGAGAAAATTGGAGTAGAATATAGAATTCTACCAAAGACTTCACCAGAGTTTGAACCAGTATCGACATCTTCAATCATTGATAATATTCTAGCACCCCAAGAGGTGCCAATGAGAGTAGATTTGGCAGGAGGCTGGCTCGATGTACCTGAGCACGCACGATGCGACGGCTTCGTTGTAAACTGTGCAATATCGCCAAATGTCTCTTTAACAAATTGGATGTATGAAAAACAATCCGGTCTAGGTGGTAGCGCAGCTTGGGCTCATCTGAACGGAAAAGATGCAGTGGAGAGCGAATTGAATATGGGTGTTGGTTGGCAAGACGCAGCCATAATAAAAGAAACAGGACTTTGTGCGTGGAAGAGCGATGATCGACCACATTTATCTATTAAAAGAAGTGGAGATATACTCAAAGGCAAGATGGCATTATGGCATACTGGAAATTCACACAACACACCTGCATATTCCAATCTAGTTCGTGATTATGATTTACTGGCAGCCGCGAGTCGCACTGCGATGCTCGGTGTACAAAATAATGACCTGGGTATGTTATGTGATGCAATCAATTTAAATTATAATGTTCAGATAAAAGAGGGCATGGCACCATTACCAGATATTGGCGCACCACTTGCAAGGAAATATTGTGGCGGAGGTCATGGTGGATATGCTTTATATGTATTTAGTGATTTATCCTTTCGCGACGACTTTATATCATCCACAGTAAATACTATTAAAATCGAACCTTATATAAATTATGAATGATATAATTGATAATCTACAAGAGAAGTGTTTTGCAATGCTAGGCACCATCAATGTGCTTAAACAATCCGAGGCTCAAACTGATGAACTCACAAATAAATTTAATACAGATGTGACAGAACTTATGCAGGCTATTTCGCCATTCTTCACTCAACAACCCCCACATGATGATGAATTATGAAAAATGAAAAGCAAGCAGAAGATTCTTTAAAGATACTTATTTCCCTTGGTGCCATGATGGCACTACTAATAACAATCACAATATTGAAATATATAATATAATGGCAAAAATAAAATTATTAAAAGATAGTAAAGAGATTTACTTTAAAAGTGTAACTGAATACGAGTTAGAAGTCGGAGGCAAACCTTTGATGATTCATCTTGTAGAAGATTCAAATGAAGGCGAAGTATATTACAAACACGAAGATAATACTTGGACTGTGAACCAACCCGATTGGATTTCGGAAATAGGTGAAAATGATTGGGGTGAATCAATTTTTGAACAAACATTATGGGAAAACATTAGTGGTATGATACCTGATGATGAGATTTACACACACGAAGATGATGAACTATGAAAATAACATTAGAACAATACGAAGAAAAAATCACTATTGAAACAGAAGATAATGGTCTGATGGTTTCAGAATTTATGGATCATTTATACAGCCTTTCAGTTGCCGCAGGTTACAACCCTCTTTCTGTCGCTGATGCAATGTATCAAAAAGGTTCAGATATGACTGAATCTTGTGATACTGGAGAAGGATTATATGATGAATAATAATTATAACAATGATGAAACCAAGGTGGTCTATGACGATAAGTGTATTATCACACAAGAAGTAAAGATGATTGATGTCGAAGGCGAGATACTAGAATACAAGCATAAAGATTATATAAAAGCCGTCATTGGTAAATCTGTTGCTCTCAAACTTTTCTATGATCCATCCTGTGATAGATATATAGGAGAAAAAAGTAGAATGCCTTTCGTTACAAAGGGACCAGACAGATTAAAATAATATGAATTATACAGAACTAGAAAAACTTGTCCTTGAATGGGCAGATGAAAAAGGAATACTTGATAAATCAAATCCAATTAAACAGATTGGTAAGACTCAAGAAGAATTAACCGAGACCCTAATCGCACTCGTTGAATCAGATGATGAGGAGATTAAAGATGGAATCGGTGATATGTTAGTAACAATTATCATTCTCTCAAAGTTATGTGATTTAACGACTACGGAATGCCTAGAAGCCGCATATGATGTGATTAAGACTAGAAAGGGCAAAATGGTAAATGGATTATTCGTCAAAGAGTAAATTGCAAGAAGAAATCCTTGATGCTTATAAGTCTCACGATAAGACTTCAGACAGTCTTGTAATGTGGGGAGTAAGTGCGATTCTACCACAAGAGATTGGAGATATACAGGAAGACTATACACCTTTAGATTTTGTAATAAAGATTATTAAAAGTTCTGATGGAGATAAAATCGTAGCACAAATTGATGAGATAGAAATAAGACAACTTGCTTATAATCTCAAAAATAGATTTGATTGTACCAAAGATGTTATATTTCAGATTGGCAAATTAACAATATCCAAACAGGATTATGCTTGGCTTGATGAGATAATCGAAAGCAAAAAGAAAAAAAGAAGAAGTACTCGTCTCGCAGATATTGCGTTGGGTAATTACATGAAAGAAGTTATTGACTTCTACGATGATTAATATATTATATACACTATGTCACTATTAGATAAATTAAAGAAATCTTCTCGCTCTGCGGGATGCGCAATACTGTCAGAATCAAAGCTCTTCGGAGAAAAAGAACTGACATCCACTCCAGTGCCGATGATCAATGCGGCGCTCTCTGGCTCGCTTGATGGCGGTCTAGCATCAGGTCTCACAGTTTTGGCTGGCCCATCAAAGCACTTCAAGACATCATTCGCTCTGCTTATGGCAGGTGCATATCTGAAAGAACATAAAGATTCAGTACTTCTATTCTATGATTCAGAATTTGGTTCACCTCAAGCATACTTCGAATCTTTTGGAATCGATACCACTCGTGTTCTACATACACCTGTCACAAATATTGAAGAACTAAAGTTTGATTTGGTTCATCAATTAAATGAAATCGAACGCAAAGATAAGGTGATTGTAGTCATTGATTCGATCGGTAACATTGCTTCGAAGAAAGAAGTTGAGGATGCCGAGAATATGAAGTCTGTCGCAGATATGACTCGTGCTAAGGCTCTCAAGGGTTTATTTAGAATGATTACACCTAAACTTACTCTGAATGATATTCCACTATTGGCTATCAATCATACCTATCAGACTCAAGAGATGTTCTCAAAGGCTGTGGTATCGGGTGGAACAGGTGTTATGTATTCTGCTGATAATGTTTGGATCGTTGGTCGCCGCCAAGAAAAGACTGGAACAGAAGTAACAGGATACAACTTTATTATCAACATTGAGAAATCAAGGTTCGTAAAAGAGAAATCAAAAATTCCTATCTCTGTCACATGGGAAGGTGGAATTGAGAAATATTCAGGTCTTACAGAAGTCGCCATTGATGGTGGATATGTTGTTAAGCCAAAGAATGGTTGGTATCAAGCAAAGAACCCGACGTCGGGCGAAGAACTCTCTGGCAATGTTCGAATGAAAGATACACTGAAGAAAGAATTTTGGGATAATGTTTTTGAAGAAACAGATTTCAAAGAATACATCGAAAAGAAATTCAAGGTTGCAACAATGGAAATGATTGCACCAGATGAATTGTCTAAAATCGATACAGAGCAGGAGGAAGATGATGGATAATTTACCCGCATACAAATTAGTTGAAAAGCAAAATGTTGATTTCTATGGCTTTCAAATTACCGAAGGAGAATATAAAGATGTTGTTTATTACTATGGTGAAGTAAAAATCGAAGAAGACCCTGAAGAGGATGAAGCTATATTAAACTTCAATTATCAGATTGACAATGGGAATGAACAGTATAGTATAAAGGAATTGGAAGATTCCATCGGTTTCAATAATTTGATGGGAGATATATTGGCATCAGTTTTAGATAAAGAAGACGAAGAAGAATATGGCGAAGAACCTACAGAAGATAATACTCAGTAATTTATTACACAATGAACAATTCACACGAAAAGCATTACCACATATCAAGGTTTCTTACTTTGAAGATGAATATGTTCCTGTATATAAACTGATATTATCATTCATTGGTTCTTACAATAAACTACCTAATCCTTCTGCACTTGAGATTGAATTTCAGCAGTCGGATGATGTGACAAGAAAAGATGCGAATGAGGTTGTTACCCTCATTAAGAGTCTTGAAGAAAAAGAAGAGGTCGATGAAGAATGGTTGACCGATTCTACCGAGAAATGGTGCAAAGATCGTGCCGTGTATCTCGCCATAATGGAATCAATCCACATCATTGATGGTAAATCGAAAGATAGAAGCGAGGGTGCTATACCTGAGATTCTCTCCGATGCACTCGGTGTTTCATTCGATTCAAATGTTGGACATGATTACCTTGAGAATGCAGAAGAAAGATTTGACTTCTATCATCTGAAAGAAGACAAGTTTGCATTCGACCTTGAGAAATTCAATGAGATCACAAAGGGTGGTGTTAGCAGAAAAACATTGAACATCATCTTAGCAGGAACTGGTGTGGGAAAATCTTTGGCTATGTGTCACTTTGCTTCTGCCGCACTTGCTCAAGGTCAGAATGTTCTATACATCACTCTTGAGATGGCAGAAGAAAAGATTGCCGAGAGAATTGATGCGAATCTTTTCGATATCGATATCAAAGACATCGAAAATATGCCTAAGCAAACCTTTGATAACAAGGTGCAAAAGATTCAATCAAAGACTAATGGTAAATTGATTATCAAAGAATATCCTACTGCCGCGGCTCATACAGGTCATTTCCGTGCACTCCTAGATGAATTGAAACTAAAGAAAGACTTCAAGCCCGATGTAATCTTCATTGATTATCTGAACATCGCTGCTTCTTCTCGCATGAAAGGACTGGGTGGTTCGATCAATTCGTATACTTATA